GTGGCAAGTTGAGCTGCTGGACGCCGTCGCCGCCCCCGCGATCAGGCGCATCAGCGTCCGCTCTGGCCACGGCGTCGGCAAGTCCACTGCGGTTGCCATGGCTGCGATCTGGCACGTTCTCATGCGCGTGCCGAGCAAGACCGTGGTCACGGCCCCCACGTCCGCGCAGCTCTTTGACGCGTGCTTCGCCGAGATGAAGAACGTGGCCAAGCGGCTCAAGCCCCCGTTCAACGACTTGCTCGAGGTCAAGTCTGACCGCATTGAGTTGAAAAGCAGCCCCGAGAGCACGTTTATTTCGGTGCGGACGTCGCGCGCCGAGCAGCCGGAGGCGCTGGCGGGCGTTCACAGCGAGAACGTGCTGCTGATTGCGGATGAGGCGTCTGGCGTGCCGAATGCGGTCTTCGAGGCCGCGTCTGGCTCGATGTCTGGCCACAATGCCACGACGGTGCTAACCGGCAACCCCACGCGTAACACGGGTTTCTTTTACGACACGCACAACAGGCTCAAGTCTGACTGGTATACGATGCACGTTTCGTGCGTCACCAGCCCCCGCGTCGCCGACGATTTCGTCGAGGACATGAAGAAGCGCTACGGCGAGGACAGCCCCGCGTATCATGTGCGCGTCCTTGGCAACTTTCCCCCGTCTGAGGAGGACACGGTTATTCCGGTGGCCTTGATCGAGCATGCCATGGCCAACACAATCAAGATCCACGAGGATACGGCTGCCGTGTGGGGCTTGGACGTGGCCCGGCAGGGCGGCGACAGCAGCGTTCTGGCGAAGCGGCAGGGGCCAGTGATCCACCCCGTCACGGTGTGGCGCAACCTCGACCTCATGCAGCTGACGGGCGCCGTGAAGGCGGAATACGACGCCCTGCCTCCGTCCAAGCGCCCCAGCGAGATCATCGTGGACAGCAACGGCTTTGGCGCTGGCGTCTTGGACCGCCTGCGAGAGCTGGGCTTGCCGGCGCGTGGCTTGAACGTGTCGGAGCGCGCCATGGCGAAGGACACGTATCTCAACTTGCGCGCTGAGCTGTGGTTTAAGTGCAAGGCGTGGCTCGAGGGCATGGACGTGTCTTTGCCGCGTGACGACGCCCTGTGGGCCGAGCTGGCGGCGCCACGGTATTTCTTCACCAGCTCGGGGAAGCTGCAGGTGGAGAGCAAGGAGGCGATGAAGAAGCGCGGCGTCTCCTCGCCAGACCGCGCCGATGCGGTGTGCCTGACCTTGGCCAACGACCACACGACGATGGCATACGGCGTGTCGGCCAGCGGCGGCTGGAGTAAGCCGTTGAGGCGTTCGATACGTGGGATTGTGTGAAAGTCTTGCGTCGCGAAAGTGGCCTTTGCCGCACCTGTTACGCCTTCACAGGCGTAAAACAGGGGTGCGGTAAAGTCAACCCCCTCTGTAGCGTGGTGCGGTGACTTTGTTTTACCGCACATGGCGTAGTGCGATATTTCGTGCTAAATTTGGCACAAGGTCGGCGCTTCCCACATCCGCTGGCCCAGAGCAGCGCTCCCCCGTGGCGTGTTTTCCTCCTCCCCACGCCACGGGGTTTTGCATTACGGTGTTTTTACTGTATTATGTGCGTGAGTTATTTGGAGGCGACGCATGCCGTTGAAAAGTGGTTACGGTAAGAAGACCGTATCGGCGAACATCCGTTCCGAGATGAAGGCTGGCAAGCCGCAGAAGCAGGCCGTCGCCATCGCGCTGTCCAAGGCTGCCAAGTCAAAACGAAAGAAAGCGAAAAAGTGAACATCCTCGACGCAATCACCGGCATGACTGGCCAACAGCGCACCGCAGCCTTGCGAGATCTCGGCCGTCGCGCCGAGTATTACGTGCCGCCAGAGCTGCGCGGCATCCTTGGCTTCGCTGCCGAGATGACGCCGAGCGAGACGCTCAGCCGCGCCGGCGCTGCGGGCCGTGAAATGACGGCGCCGGGCCGCACGCCGATGCAGCGTGTCGGCAGCGCCGGCCAGATGCTCTCTGAGACCGCCGCAGTGGCTGCACCAGCGGCCGTTGCGGGTCGCGCGGCTATGCCTGCCGCTCAGGCGGTGCAGGAGGCGTTCATGGGCTTCTCTGTGCCTGCGCGCGCCGCTGGCGAAGCAGTGCTTGCCCGCGCCAACCAGCCCGGCCCCGTCCCGACGATGTATAGCAATCCGGTGGGGCGTTCTGCGGATGATGCACCGCAAGGCATTCTAGCCTATCACGGGTCGCCGCATGATTTTGACCGCTTCAGCATGGAAAAGATTGGCACTGGCGAGGGCGCGCAGGCTTACGGTCATGGCTTGTATTTTGCTGAGGCTGAGCCTGTGGCTCGTGGGTATCGGGATGCGCTGACCGCACAAAACGCCAGTGCGGCGCAAAGGTCTTTGGCTTACAGGAATGGTGACGTTGCTGCGGCTATTGATGACGCAAAACGAAAGATTGCGATCTATTCTGAAAAAGTGAAAGACCATAACGCGCCTGATCTCGCGCATAGGCTGTTGCAGATAAACAAGCAAAAGTTGGCAGATTTGGAGGCGGGCGCACAGCCATCCGGTCATATGTATGAGGTCAACATTGCCGCCAATCCAGAGGACTTCCTTGATTGGGATAAGCCGCTGAGCGAGCAGCCGAAGAAGGTGCAGGATTTCGCCAATGCTAGATGGCAGCAGATTTATGGCCGCAACCCAGACCCTTCCATTGAGGGCGAATACATCGCCAAGATGGCGTCCCCGCAGCATGGAATAGACGACTTGAAGTGGCTTGATACGTCGCCAGCCGCAGATCAGGCGGCACGCCTACGCGAAGCAGGCATCCCCGGCATCAAATACCTAGATCAAGGCTCGCGAGCAGCTGGCGAAGGTTCTCGTAACTACGTCGTATTTGACGAAAACCTTATCAACATCATCCGCAAATATGGCATCGCAGGTGCGGCAGCTATGCTGGGAATGAGCCAAGCCGACTTGGCGCAGGCCATGCAATCTCAGCAGCAACAGCAGCCACAAGGCTTACTCGGAGGCCCACAATAATGGCAGGCATACTCGACAAAATGGCGTTTTTCGATGCCATCCAGCGCGCAGAGAGCAGCGTCGACCCGTATACCACGAGCGAGACCAAGCCGCTGTCGCAGCTGCGCGGGAACAAGAAGGGCGCGATCGGGCCGATGCAGGTGAAGGCGCCCACGGCGGCCGACCCCGGCTACGGCGTGCCTAACATCTTCGAGATCGCCCGCGGCTTTGGCTTTGACGTCGCCAACGAGGACATCGACACAGCGCGCATGCTGCTGCAAGACCCCGAGGTTAACCGCGCCTTTGGCGAAGCGTATCTCGAGGGCATGCTCGGCAAGTTTGGCAACATGGACGAGGCCGCCGCAGCCTACAACTGGGGGCCGGGCGAGAAGGGCATGGGCGGCGGTGCCGCAGGAATGCCGCAGGAGACCCGAGAATACGTGTCGAAAGTGCGCCAGTTTTACAATCAGGCGACTGGGCAGACGATGCCTGTCAACATCAGCCCGCGCCCCAAAATGCGCCCCAAAGGACTGCTTGACCAATGAAAAACGAGATCAGCGACATGATTGAGGACATCGAGGAGCAGTTCCTCGACGTCATGGATGAGGACGAGCTGCAGGGCATCGTCGGCAAAGAGATCGACGACGCCATCGATTTCATCGACAACTGGATCTCGCCAGTGCGCGCCACGGCGACGCAATACTACCGCGGCGAGCCGTTTGGCGACGAAGAAGAGGGCCGCAGCCAAGTTGTCAGCATGGACGTGCGCGACACCGTGCAGGCGATCATGCCGTCGCTGATGCGCATCTTCCACGGCTCGGAGCGCACCGTCGAGTTCGCGCCCAACGGCCCCGAAGATGTGGCGGCTGCGGAGCAGGCCACGGCATACGTGAATTTCATCATGAACCGCGACAACGACGGCTTCTTGGTCACGCATTCGGCGTTCAAGGATGCGCTCGTTCGCAAGGTCGGCGTCATCAAGGCTTACTGGGATGACCAGACCAAGTTCGAGACGCATGACCTGTCCGGCATCGACGACGCCGGCTTGGCCGCGATTGCCGCTGACCCCGCCGCCGAGATCGAGGTGGTGGCGTCCGAGGCGATGGGCGAGCCGCAGATCGACCAGATGACTGGCCAACTGATCCCGCCGCCGATGGTCCACAGCATCCGCGTCACCTACACGCACCCCGACGGCCGCGTGAAGATCGAGGCCGTGCCGCCCGAGGAGTTCCTGATCTCGCGCGAAGCCAAGTCGGTTGACGAGGCCGACTTTGTCGCACACCGCCGTATTGTTACGGTATCCGAGCTGGTGGCGATGGGCTACGAATACGACGACGTGGCCGACTTGGCCTCGGCCCACGACGACATGAACACCAACGTGGAGCGCTACACGCGGAACAGCGCGCTCACCAACGAGATGAACGAGCGCAACGACCCAGCGATGAAGAAGGTGCTTTACGTCGAGAGCTACATCCGCGTTGACTACGATCAGGACGGCATCGCGGAGCTGCGCAAGATCTGCACCGCCGGCGACGGCAAAAAGATCCTCGCCAACGAGCCGTGCGCAATCGCCCCGTTTGCGACTTTCTGCCCCGACCCCGAGCCGCACGATTTTTTCGGCATGAGCGTCGCCGACACTGTGGCCGACATCCAGCGCATCAAGTCTTCGATCATGCGCAACACACTGGACAGCTTGGCCATGTCGATCCACCCCCGCGTGGCGATCGTTGAGGGCATGGTGAACGTCGACGACGTGATGAACACCGAGACCGGCGCCATCATCCGCCAGCGCGCGGCGGGCCAAGTGCAGCCGATGACCATGCCGTTCGTTGGCCAGCAGGCATTTCCTGTGCTGCAATACATGGACGAGGTCAAAGAGGCCCGCACAGGCATCTCCAAGGCGTCTGCGGGCTTGGATGCCGGCGCACTACAGTCAAGCACCGCATCGGCCGTGCAGGCCACTGTGAGCGCCGCTCAGCAGCACATCGAGCTGATCGCGCGCATCTTTGCCGAGACCGGCATGAAGCGCCTGTATAAGCTGATCCTTGATATCGTGACGACGCATCAGGACCGCGAGCGCATGGTGCGCCTGTCGAACGCCTTTGTGCCGATCGATCCGCGCGTCTGGAACACCAACATGGACGTCGTGATTAACGTCGGCCTCGGACGCGGCACCGATCAGGAGCGCATGATGATGCTGCGCCAGATCGGCGAGATGCAGAAAGAGGCCATGGCGACCATGGGTCAGCAGAACCCGCTGACCGACATGTCGAAGCTGGCGAACACGCTGAAGGCAATGACCGAGCTGGCTGGCTTCAAGGATGCGTCGCAATTCTGGAACGACCCAGCGCAGTTCCAGCCGCCGCCTGACGCCGACAAGCCGGACATCAACGAGCAGCTGATCCAAGTGCAGATCCAGCAGATCCAAGCCGACATCCAGAAGAAGGCGGCTGAGCTAGATCTTGAGATGCGCAAGGCGCAGATGATCGACGACCGCGAGCGCGACAAGCTGGAGGCCGACCTCTACGTGAAGGCGGAGGAGATGAAGGCCAAGTATGGCACGCAGCTCAACGTCGAGCAGATCCGCGCCAAGCTGGCCATCGACCGCGAGGTAATGAAGGCGCAGGCTGACGTGATTAAGGAGGCTGCGCGTGAAAACTAAGCAGCAGGTAATTGACGACGGGGAGGCGGCAAAACGCCTCCTCGAAGACACAGATCTCAAGCGGTTTTTGGCTGAGATCGAGCAGGATTGCTGGGAGGAGTTCAAGGCTACGAACACCAGCGATAGTGGCGCCCGAGAGGCTGTCTACATGAAACTGCGCGGCGTTGAGCTGGTTCAGCAGGCGCTGCGTGCAATGGCAGATAATGCGGCCATTGAAAAACGAGGAAAATGACCGCATAATATAAAGGATTTGAGATGGCAGACGTCAACAACCCACAGGGGACTGACCTGTATAGCGCTCAAGATGCAATCAGAGCAATGCTCGCACCCCAAGAGGACACTGCGGAAGCTACTGATGCGCTAGAGGCCGAAGGCGAAGAGATCGAAGACGATCAACAGCCGGAAGCCGAAATGTCCGAGGATGAATACGCCGAGGACGAACTCGATGACGAGTTGGACGAAGACGACGGCGACGAAGACCAATCCTTCGATCTGCTGTCGGCCACAGTTGAGGTCGACGGAGAAGAGATTACGGTTGAGGAGCTGAAGCGCGGCCACCTACGCCAGCGAGATTACACACGCAAAACTCAGGAACTCGCCGAGCTGCGCAAAGGCTTCGAGGCCGAGCAATCCGAGATTGAGCGTGAGCGTGCCCAATATGCTCAACTGTTGCCGGCCCTGCGCCAGCGCATTGAGATGGCGGCAGAGCAAGAACCCGACTGGGACACCCTGTATGAAACAGACCCCCAGATGGCGGCGAGAGCAGAGCGCCAATGGCGAAAGCAGCAGGAGCAACGACAAGCCCAGCTGGAAGCCGTTGATGCTGAGCAACAGCGCCTCGCACAACTGCAACAGCAGCGAGCTGAGCAGATGCGGGTGCAATACGTTGAACAGCAGCGCCAAGTGCTGCCCGACATCATCCCCGAGTGGCGTGATACGAAGGTGGCGCAGACAGAGGCCGGAAAGATCCGCGAATACCTTCTCAATGAGGGGTTTACCGAGGATGACATTGCCGGCCTGACAAATGCAACTCTCGTCAAGGTAGCGAGGAAGGCCATGCTTTACGAAACCGGCACCAAGAAGGCGTCCGACGCAAAAGCAAAGCCCAAGCCATCCAAGGCCAAAACCTTGAAGGCTGGATCTCGCGGCTCGCAAGCCAAACCGAAATCGGCACGCACCCAAGCGCAACAGCAGTTGCAGAGAACTGGCCGTCTCAAAGATGCGGCGGCCGCAATCAAAACTCTCTTGTGAGGACACTTAAATGGCTATCGTAACCAACACCTTCACGTCGTTCTCGGCGAAAGGCATTCGCGAAGAACTGGCGAATGTCATCAACAACATCTCCCCCGAAGAGGTGCCGCTGCAGTCGAACATCGGCTCGAAAAACGTCAGCAACACCTACTTTGAATGGCAGACCGACGATCTGGCAGCCGTCAGCACCACCGCCGTCATCGACGGTGACGACGTTGCTTCGTTCGACGCCACCGCGGCAACCACCCGCGTAGGCAACTACACCCAGATCCTGCGTCGCAGCATGGTCATCGCCGACAACTTGGCCGCTCAAGATCTGGCCGGCCGCAACGACGAGGTTGCCTACCAGATCGCAAAGCGCGGCCGTGAGCTGAAGCGCGACTTGGAAGCAACCCTGTGCCTGAACAACGCCAAAGTTGCCGGCAACAGCTCGACCGCCCGTGAGACCGCAGGTCTGGGCGCGTGGATCGCCACCAACGACAACTTCGGCTCCGGCGGCGCATCGCCCACCGGCGACGGATCGAACGCTCGCACCGACGGCACCCAGCGTGATTTCACCGAAACCATGCTGAAAGCTGCCATGCAGGCTGCCTACACCTCGGGCGGCAACCCGTCGATCCTGATGGTTGGCCCGTTCAACAAGACCCAAGTGTCGGGTTTTGCTGGCATCGCCGCACAGCGCTACATGGCGCCGTCGGATGGCCCCACCACCATCATCGGCGCGGCCGACGTTTACCTGTCGGATTTCGGCACCCTGACCGTCGTTCCCAACCGCTTCCAGCGTGAGCGCGACGCGTTCCTGCTTGACCCTGAATACGCGGCGGTTGCCTACCTGCGTCCGATCCAGAAAGTGGATCTGGCGAAAACCGGCGACGCAACCAAAGCGATGATGCTGGTGGAAGCCGGCCTCGAGGTTGGCACCGAAAAAGCCCACGCGGGCATCTTCGACCTGACCACGTCGTAATGACGAGCGGGGCGGCTTCGGCCGCCCCAATCACTTTCGGAGGGGAACATGAAAAAGCGCCTATTCAGCCACGACGCTCAGCAGG